AGGAGTGGACCAAACTTCGACACGCCCATGTCGGTCGCCACGAGCTCGCCGAGGATCAGCCAGCGGCCGCGCAGGTTCTGCCCATAGACGGCGGCCGGGGTCAGGCCGAAGTCGACGCCGACGTGGATCGGGACGCCCTTGATGGGCTCGAGCTGTTCACGCGCCACGTGCAGCGTGCGATCGAAATCGGGGAAGACGGGACGCCCGTCGGCGAGTGAGCCCAAGCGGTTGAGCACGTAGACGCCGATCCAGTCGCGGCCCTTACCCTTGATGATGTTCAGATAGTAGTCCGGGGTCAGGTTCCTCCGGTTCTCGGCCTGCGGGTTCATGACGTAGCCCGTGACTTCGCCTGTCGCCTTGTCCTTCTCCTCGATCATCCCACCGGGCTGTGTATGAAAACTCCAATTCTCGGGCCGCACCAGCATGAGGGCCTCTTCGCGGCTGATGTGATCGGGCGGCGGCGCATCGCCCGCCATGATCGCCCACCAGTGATCTTCGTCTGGCGCGTTCGTGTCAGCTATGACGCCATACCAGGTGGGCCCACCATCTTTCATCGACGGGAAACGGCCCACGCGCATCGTGCACGCATCGACGATGCTCTTCGCTATCTCACGGGCTTCGTTGATCCACACTCCAGTGAGCTCGAGCGACAGCAGTTTCTTGACATCCTCGGGACGATCGAGAGCGAGAAAAAGGACTTCAAGTTCAAGGTCGCCTTTTTTCAGCCGATGGGTGTACGGCGGTGGGTGCATCGTGACGGGGCCCCAGATGTGCTCTGGGAACCAATCCTTCCAGGTCGCGAGGGTTGTCGTGCGCAGCTCTGGATAGGAGTTGCGGATGATCGCCCAGCGGGACTTGCGCTTCCCGTCTGGCCCCGGCTGTTGCGCCAATGCACGGCGGAAGATTTCGATGCAGCAACAGGCGGACTTGCCGGAGCCGACCGGGCCGCGTAGCCCGCGCACGAAGCGGTCGTCGAGCATGAACGCCTTGAGCGTCGCGCCGTCCGGCTTATAGGTCAGGCGAGCTGTCACGTCAGTTGTTGCCGTCCCGCGACGCCAGCAGGTCGTGATGCAAGGCGAGCACGCAGTTGATGATCTCGAGCGTGCCGTCGCTCGTCGTGACCCAGCGCGAGCGCACCGTGTCGTCGTCGGGATGGCACGTCACCAGGGCGAACGAGGTGATGGTGCCCTGGCGGACGGCTTTGACGAGGTCGAGCGCAATCGCCAGCATGTCGGCGTCGGCCGGCTCGCTCTCGATCACCGGGAACGGGAGGACCTGGCTCACGGCTTGAGCTCGACCGCGCGCCATTCGCGCTGGCAGGACGGACAGCGCACGTAGTCGTTGGGCAGGATCCCGAACGACAGCGGGAACTCGCGCTGGCAGGTGCAGGTCGCCCAGGTGATGAGCTTCGCCCGGTAGTCGGGCTTCTGGGACAGCGCGAACGTCTCGCGGGAGAGGTGCTTCATACCGGCACCAGGACGTGCGGGACGATGCGGACCGCGAGCTCGCCCTGAACGCGCAGGCGGCCGGCCCACCACAGGGCTTTGGCCAGCGTGTCGACCAGGATCGCCGGCCGGCCTTGCGCCTCGACGTGGTAGAGCGTGATCATGAGGACCTCGCGGCGAGGACGGAGAGCGGGTTGTCGCGGTAGAGACGGCGGACCTCGGCGTCGTAGCCGACACGCGCCAGCGACACGCAGGCGTTCTGGATCGAGATGCCCATGGCGTTGGCGATCTCGCGCGAGCTTATGCCGGCCTCGGCCATCTGGATCATCCGGGCCACCCGGGTCGGCCGGTTCCAGGATTTGCGGTGAGTGCCGTTCTTCCAGCGCGAGTAGGTGACTTCGACCGAACCCTGCGTGCGGTTCATGCGGGCGGCAATCGCCGGCCACGTCCAGCCCCGCGTCTTCATGGCGTGGATGCGCTCGAGGTCCTCCCAGGTGTAGAGCAGCTTGCTCACCCCAGCCGCTCCACGAGCTCCACGTAGGCGTTGACGGCCGCGAAGGCGGTGAGGAAAGCGAACACCAGCATCAGCCAGAACTCGGTGCGGTCAGCCTCGCGCCGGGTTTTCATGAGACCACACCGGCGTCGACGGCCTGGCGCAGCAGGGTCTCATGAACGCGCGGGCCCCAGGCGTCGATGAGCTTGTCGCACTCGTGCGCGGTCAGCAGGTGCTTGGGGAAGTGCCGCAGGTGAACCTTGCGGACGATTGCGTGAAGCCGCTGCCGGTCCTTAAAAGAGAGACTTGTGGAAAACCCGCCCGACGCGAACGGAATGATCGCGTGGGGGTCCCTGAGATTGAGGGGCAGGGGCTTCGACATCGCGGGGCTCCGGTTTGAACCGGGTGTACGCCAGAGCCCGCTTTGCAAAGATGCACCCTTGGAGGAACCGGATGGCTCAGGTCGAACAGCTCACGACCCTGCGCGGCGTCAACCTGCCCGAGGGCATCGACGCCGAGGAGATCATCGCCTGGGGCGACCGGCTCTGGGTGCGCTGCCGGGTCAACGGCTATCTGGTCCGCACCGAGAAGGGGAGCTGGATGAAGGTCGCCCTGGTGCCCCTGAACCTGAAGAAGGAAGTCTCGCCTGCTGCCGATTCGCAGGGAGATAAACCTACCCCCCCTGGGGGGGACGGTGTTTCGCTACCGCCGCCTCCGGAAAGTGAAGACGAACCAGCCCTCTAGTCGGACATTCGGGCTCGGCCTCGCAGTCCACGCACTCGACGTCGCCGGTGTCGAAGATCATCCAGTTCGTGGAGCCGCACTCGCACCGCATGGCCTGACGGCCGGGAGGAACGGTCTCCTGCGGCTGAACGACATCCACGGCCGGAAACCTTCCCCTGACGACGTTGGGCAATGCGACCCCTCCAAAAGCTCAGACCCACGATCGGTAGGCCGCGGCGCGGCCTAACACTGTTCGATGCGGGTGGCGTCGCTCATTGAAGCCAATGATTTGCGTTTTCGTGCCACAACCTACTTAGCTGTCCTAGGCTACCTCGAAACCCTGCTCGAGGGCGTTGATCGTCGTCAGCGTCCAGGCCGTCGAGGTGTTGGGGTCGTTATCGTAGACCTTCGTTTTATAATTGCCCGCGATATTGGCGGCCGACGAAGCGCCGACATCGGTGGTTCCGCCCGACTTCAGGGTCTGCTTCATCGAGATCGTGCCGCTGCCCGGGTTTTCCGCGAACACCTTGGCGACCGCGCCATAGACCGTGGTCGGGGTGCCGGCCAGATTACCCATCGCGTAAGTGTCGCGGGTCGCCGACACCGCGCTCTCGACGTAGTCGGTGGCGCCATTCTGGGTCGTCTCGTCGACGCACTGGTAGTTCGAGCCGGCGCTCGGCGTGAAGCCCGTGGTGGTGCCGGCGCCGTTCGGCCGGATCGTCTCGATCGTCAGGTTGCCGAACGGCTGCGATGTGGTTTTCATCGCGCCGGTGCCGCCCGACGAGTCGAAGATGATGAAGTCCTTGTAGTAGCGGACCACGCTGGTCGAGAACAGCGTGAAGGCCGTGAGCCACGGCGCTGCGTGGGCGGTGCCCGAGTAGGTATCGCCCGAGAAGTTGATCTCGAGAACGCCGTCGACCCAGACCTTGAGGACGCCGCCGGAATCCTTGGCGTCGGTCTGAAATTCGATCAGGTGCCAGGCGTTGTCGCAGACGTTGGTGGTGCCCGATTGCGAGACGGTGCTCGACCCGGCCAGCGACACGGTGACGACGCCGGTCGTGGCGTTGAGGTTCATCTCCCAGGTCTGCGCGGTCAGGGACGAGTTCTGGCAGGCGATCCGGAACACTTGCACGGCCGAACTGATCGACGCCTGCTTGAACTTGAAGCGTCCGCCGATGACCGTGCCCGACGGCGTCGCGTAGAACGTCGTCGCCAGGGTGGCGCCGGTGCCGCCGGTCTTGATGCAGGGATCGCTCGCCGGCCCGCCGGTCAGATCGACGAGGTACTTCGTGACGTCCGAGTTCGAACCCCACATCTTCGACATGTCGGACGTCGAGCCGTAGGAGTTCATGCTGTCGCAGAAGAGGATGGCCACGGCGATCGGTCCTTACGAGTAGATGACTTCGGTGAAGGCTTGGGTGACGCGCACTTTCGCGGCCGCCACGCTGTCGAGGTATGGAACTTCGGTGAAGGCCTGCGAGACCCGGATGGTCGGCGGCCGGTCGTAGATCACCTCAGCGAAAGCCTGCGTGACACGGACGCTGGCGTTGATCCCGAGGATCGAGAAGATCTCGTCGTAGGTGGCGCCATGAACGTCGGTGGCGCGGATGGTGAGTGAGTAGCTGACCCCGGCCGTGAGCGCCGCGCTGAGCAGGACCTGGCCGCCGGTGACGGTGAACTTGCTCGACGGATCAGCCTGCTCGCTGAAGGTCAGCGTCAGGCTCTCGCCGGTATCGGGATCGGTGCCCGTGATGTTGAACACCGCCGTGCCGGCCGCCACCGTGTCGTAAACGCCCAAGCCCGTCGCCGCGGCGGCGCCTGCGCCGTTCCAGGCCTTGAAACCTTGCGGCAGATCGTTGACGAAGTTCGAGGCGCCGAAGTTGGCAATGCCCTGGCCGGTCGGCTGGCTGTCCGAAAAACCCGGATAGAGCGTGCCGGTGAGAGCGGAGATGTCGTAGCCGCCGACACCCGTGGCGGGGTTATAGGAGGCGTTGTTGTTCCAGTTGCCGTTGTCGGCGCGGAACCACACGAGGCGCGCATCGAGATCGACCGCGACCATCAGCTCGGTGTTGGTCGTCGAGTAGGCTTCGGCGGCCGTCAGGGTGGTGCCGTTGCGAACGACCGTGCCGCCAAACCCCGTCCAGCTCACCCCGCCGGTGCCGGCGCCGAGTGCAAGCGCCAGGTTGGCGCTGGCGTCCGCCAACCCGATCCGCCAGAACAGGTTGCCCGCGCCGACCACCGGGCGGACGGCAAACACCCACTTGCCGGTCGAGCGGCCCAACGTGGAGCGCACCAGGGCGTGGGTGCCCGAGCTCGCCGCGCCGCGCGTCGCGGTCAGATTGCCGTTGGTGAGATCGATGTTCGCCGACTTGTCAGACGGGTTCCAGGTCGTGGTCGTGGCCACCGCAGGGATGGCCGCCAGCGCGATGTCGGTGGGCGCCAGGTTGGCGCTGACCACGGTGATCACGAAGGTCTCGTCGAAGGTCGCCCCCGAGCTGTCGGTGACGCGCGCCACGATGGTGTGGCTGCCGACCGTGAGCGCCCCGGTCGAGATCAGGTTGGTGCCCGAGACGTCGAACAGCTCCGACACGTCGGCGATGAGCTCGAACGTGAAGGTCTCACCGACATCCGCGTCGGTGGCCGAGAAGACGCCGATGGTGCCGCCGATCGCCAGCGCGTCGGTGGTGCTGGCCGAGGTCAGGCTGATGTCGGTCGGGGCATTGATCGCGCCGCCGCCACCGAGGCCGAGGGCAAAGCCCATACCAGGAGGGAAAACCATCCCTCGTGGCTAGGCCATCCCCCCAGGAGAGGGGATGCACCCATGGAAAGGAGGGGATCAGGAGGGGACGCGGGCTATAGGCGGGAAAACTACGGACGAAGGGGATTGATACCCCCTAGTCGTCCGCGTTTTAACCCCACCCCCGTCACGTCAGATCAATGCGGACCGTCAGTTCGCCGCTGATGCGCTGGTCGATCATCGTGGTTGCCTTCCCTAACACGCGATCCAGCACGTCTGCCGCAACCAAGCTCTTGACCATATCGCTGCGACTGGAAGCCATGAGCTGGCGCTGCACCGCGAGGGCTTGCGGCACGTGCTCGGCCATCAGGGCACTGCACTCTTGGGCAATGCGTTGCTGGACATGGGGAAGTCGCTTCAGCCGGTCGGCCTGCTGGCGGGCCGTGCGCTCGCTGTAACCTGCCTCCCGGGCGGCATCGGTGGCCTTGCCGCCATTGCGTGCGAAGGCCACGGCGAACGCCTCTTGCTGCGGGTTGAGCGTCGTCTTCGTCGGGCTCGTGCTCATGCTCGTCCTCGGGCGCACTGTCGGGGGTACAAGGGGGTGCGGGTCACACCGTGACAATGCACTGTTCGAACCCCTTGCGCGGGCACAGCATTCCGTCTCGGGTCTCCAGAGCGCCGAGTTCCACGCACGCCATTTCCCGTGAGACAATCCACTGAAGACAGGTCCTTCATGCCGAAGCCCGCTCGCAGCTTCGTGCCCTCGTGTATCGCCTTCTCGTTCAACTCTGTGCCCTTGGCTGCCGTCTCTGGCCTCATGTCCCGCGGCTCTACTCACGCTGGTGAAGCACGGTGGCATAGTCCGTTCTGGCGTCAACGGCCCAAGTGGGCCGTAGCCTGGAGCCTCTAAGCTCCAGGTGACGCCAGACGTGCGGCCTCTGCCTCTCGGCTCCACCAGCGGAGTGGCCGCTGGCATTCAGCACAGGACGACGACAATGGCACAGGTATCCGAGAAGGCTTTCACTCAGGCACTCACCAATCAGCTCGCGGGCTTCTTCAGCATGAAGGACGAAGTGATTGATGACACGGGTAAACGGACGATGGTGGAAGTGAACGGCTTCTTGATGGAGAACATCCTCAACAAGGTCTGCTGGGGCCTCGGCAAGATGTTCGAACAGCAGACGCAATACCACGGCGAGAGACGCCGCATCCTCCTCGCGTACCGCCGCCAGCACGACGGGTCCGAGATCTCGCTCGAGAAGATCCGCCGGGCCGCCGGCTCACTCCAGCGCGCAGAGTCGAACCTCTCGCTCGTGGAATCCGCCTACTTGGCGGCGAAGACGGCCTACGCGGATGTCGCCGGGCGGGCGTTCGGTGAGCGGCGCTCGGCCGGTCTCGCCCTGCCGGCCGACCCGGAGCTGGCCGACATCGACGCCATGTTGGCGAACGACAAGTCCCTCAAGTCGGCGTACCGCAACGGCGCACGGGCGTAAGCCCTTCGGGGAGGAGCACCAGCTCCTCCCTTTCTTTCTACACTCCGCTCCACTCAGCACCAAGGCACACCACAATGGCATCCCTATCCCTTGCGTCCTCGCTCCTCACGGGCGTGCTGCTGCTTGGCATCGCGCTCCTCATCGCGATGGCCATTCACCGGGCGCACGCCGAGCACACCATCATCACTTCATTTCATGACAGCGTCAGGGTTTCGGTGCCGATCCCACCGAAACGTCCCGTCGATGCGCGCTAAGGCACTGGATCACACAGCACGGAGACAGCACACCATGAAAGACAAGGCCATCCCGACCATGAACGACAAGCCCACTACCTACGGACAGATCACGGTCAGCGACAGCTGGTCGACCGTCATCGTGCTGCCGATCGAGGAGGCGGCGCTGCTCGCCCAGCTCATCGCCAAGGGCAGGATGTGGGAGAGGTCCGGCAGCAGCGGCGACAGCTATGCCAGCGGGCTTGCTCCTCGTGACGAGCGCGGCAAGCGCCCGTCGTTGCCGGCCATGCAGGTCCTCGACCAGTGCGAGCTGGACACACGGCTCAAGCATGGCGAGCACGTCGTGGCGCAGCGCAAGCTGGCGCTCGAGGAGGAGGCCCGCAAGGAACAAGCCGAAGCCGCCGCTGTTAATCCAGCGGCGAGCTAAGGGCGGCTCGGCGAGAGGGACGTCGCTTGCGACGGAGACAGGTGGGCGATTAGCCCACCTTTCTTTTTGCCTTGGTGCTGGCGACCTCGACCACGTCATCGACGGGTACGTAGGAGACAGGCCGGCGCGCTCCCTTGAGCAGATCGGGCTGGCTCCCCGCCACGGCAGCGAGCTGCGCGATCGTCATCAGCGTCGGGACCATCGGC